CTATCTCCTACTGCAATAGTACCTGAGTTACCTGCGGTGTCGGCTGTCATTACGTCTACACCAGCAGCTAATACTAATGAGTTAGCAGGAATGGGTAATACATCAAAAGTATCACTTGCAGCATTTGTAGTAGAAGAAAAATCTACTACGTCTGATATTACTCGTGGTATACTAGAACCTCTCTCTGAAGGGAGATTGGTAGAAGTAACACTACTATTATAAGCTGTCATAGTTTATTATCCTCCTATTAGTCTACTAAAATATGCTCTGCTAAGAGAGCTTCTGTTCTTAATACTTTTCTTCCGAAAACGTGTAAACCACGTACAACATCAGCAAAAGAATCAGGGTCTCTTACTACTTCAATCTTAGCAATATGATTTGCTGTTGATGTAGAAGACATATGACCTGACATGATTTTCTCATAGTTAGATGTTGAAGAAGCAGGTAAGTTGTTGCTCATATATAGAGCAAAACCACCAATGATTCCTTCATACACTTTACCATTTCTTAGAACACCGGCTTGGTCTCCTGAAAAACGTGTGTCAAGTAACTTAGAGTCAGTTTGCTGTAGTTGCTCATAGAAAGCAGGTGAACCAATAAACCATCTGTTTTCAAATGGAATATCTGCTGCGTTTAGTCTCTTAGAGTGGTTAGCCATTACGTTTAATGGGTCAATCTCTGAACCAGTATGACCTACATCTTGTCCTGAACCGTCTGAACCAATTGTAGTTCCTGCGTTTGAGAACATATTTGATAATACGTTTTGGTCATAGTTATTCTTAAGAGCATACGCACCAGAAGAAGTTGCAACACTCTCAAAGTTAATGTGAGAATGTCTTTCTTCGATGTCGTCTACTTTAAATGCAAAAGCATTAGCTTGGTCAACAACCATAGTAATTTGGTCATCAGCTAAGTCTTGTGGGTTTACTACTGAACCTCTTGTGTAAGACTGTACGCTTACTACAGGTTCTTTGATAATTTTTACAGTATCGCCAAAATTTTCAATCTCTCCGGCATAATCTGTGTTTGTGATATCTTCAACAACAGACGCTCTTCTGAAGAATTTCTGAACCTTTTGACTAAATATCTGTGGGATAAAATTATCATTAGGCAAATTTCCGTAACCGGAACTTCTTGATACTGCCATTTTTTTTCTCCTTATTTGATATTAGTTATTAGTTAAGATGTGATTCTTCCTTCTCGTTTAGCTGTGTCGATTTCCTTTTCTAACTTATCAAACTCATGAGGTTTAAGTTTTGAAATTTCTTTTAAACTCCAAACTTTCTTTTCTTTCATTTTGTTCTCATCGCCAGTTCGAGTTTTAGTAACAGCTTTCGCTGCTTCTATTTTAGCTTCTGCACTAGATACTTTTGCTTTTTTAGATAGACCTGAGTCCATCTTATATAAATCAATTGCTCTAGCAGCAAGTTTTGCATTATCAAAGTTATTGTATAACCAACCTTTAATCATGTCGTCTTGCTTATCAGCCCACTCATGAAACTCATCACTGCTTTTGATTTCATAAAAGTCAGGGTGTAATTTTAATAACTCCACTTCTGCTTTTTCTCTTGCTAAGTTTAGTTGAGCATTTTTAATCTCTTCTAATTTAGCTTCAACAGCTTTTGATTTTTCATCAGCTTCCTCATATGCTAATGTTTTCATAACATCATACATCTCAGGATTATCTTTTCTCCACTCATCTAATTCATCTTTAGACATTTGTGGAAGATAGGCTTTTTTAGTAGCTTCCTCGACTTGCTTTTTAAGTCTTAAAAGTTCATCTTTGTGCTTTCCGATGGTTGAATCGTGATAGCGTTTCTTAAACACTTTCTCTTCAGCACTTGCAGGGCGTTGTTCATCCGGAGTAGCCTTAGATGTTTCTTCGGTGTCCTTGTCAACGGTAGCTGCACTCTGTTCGTTATTGGGTTCATCTTCTTTCCAAACATCCTCACGGTCTTTGTTCTTGTAAGGTTTTGGACTTGCTAATGATTCAGACTTAGTCTCAACGGGTGTTGATTCTTTGCCTTCCTCAATAACTTCAGTTTGCTTTTCTTCTTCATTCATGAATAACTCCTTTAAGTTACGAGGGCTGCGAATGGTAACAGGTAGCTCTTATTTTGTCGTAAAAAATAAGGGGGCTAGGTTATCCTAGGTAGCCCTTTTTAACACTAGAGAAATTCTAGTGCTTTTCTACGTTAGTAGAAACTTTTTATTTTCCTCTGGTGTATCCTTCTGTTCCGGCTAGTTTTCCACCAGTTAATGTCTTCTTTACAGGTGCTGCTCTTTTTGTAAACCTGTTTGATGATTTATTATTATTATTATTACTTGTGCTTTTATTTGTACTAGTATCTTTTTTAGTATCCCCTTGATATACTCCTCCATAGCTAGAAGGAAATTGTTTTCCATCTTCTGTAGGTTCTGCTATATCTCCTGCACCGGAATAAGCTGATGCTTGATTTAATAAAGAAGTTTTAACTTGAGGGTCATCTGCTTTTTTAGCTTGTTCCACTAAAGCATCAAATGTTTTTTTCATAGAATCTGATTGTTGTCTTTGTTCTTCTTTTCTAGCTGATACTATTTCTCGTACATCCATATCCGAGGGTTGTTCTTCAGGAACTTCTTCTTCTTGTGTTTGCTGTAATTGTTGTAAAGTTCTATTATAGTCTTCTTTAAATTGGTCACTATAGAAATTATTACCAAAGAAACCTTTTTTGTCTAAGTCTAGTTCTTCACCTGTT